CCTAACTCTTTGTTTTACAAAGCAAAACTTTGTTCCAAGCCTTTTTCGATTTTGGAACAAACGGCACAGACCGCGTGGAACAAAACTAAATTGACCGCTGCGTGGCCTCCTCACCCACCTAGAACTGGCATCGCTCACCCATAACTGGCTTCGCTCATATAGAACTGGCTTCGCTAGAACTGGTCTCGCGTGGTCGAGCGAGACCGACCACGTTGGGTTTGGTGTGGCGCAGAAACGACAAAGCCCCCGCCGAGTTTCCCCGGCGAGGGCAGCGTATCAATTGATACGGGGCGGCGCTTACTTGAAGCGCAGGTTGATCTGATCGCGCAGATTCTTGCTCAGCATCGAGTCCTTGCCGTGTTTCGCGATGAAAGCATCGATGTTCGCGAGGATTGCATCGGCGGTCGGAGCTTCTTTGACTTGTGTCTCGGTGGACTCGGCGGACTCTTCGCCAGCCTCAGCCGTGGCCGTGTCGCCTGTTTCTATCTTAGGCCACAACACGAGCGCGACGCGCTGTAACTTGGTGCGACCGAAAGCGCCAATGGCGTCCCAGATTTTGCGCTGCTCGGAGTCCTTCGCCCACGTTTCGCGGGTCTCCGGCTTGGCATCGAGGACTTCGCGCGCAAGAACCATATTGACCGGCTTGCGTGTTTTCTTGCTAGTCGCCTTGTCCGCCTTGTCCGCCTTCATGAATCGTGGTTTATTGCAGTACTGCGAGCGGAATGCGACGCGCAGCGTCTCGGCGGCGATCTCGTAGACCTTGTTCCCCTTTGGTGCGGTATCACTCAGGTCTACGCCCTGACTCAGTAGGTACTCGCCAAGCATAGCGGCAGTACCGGCCGCGCCAGAATCTAACAGCGTCTCGGCGGTATCGTCAGACTGGACTTGCTCGATGGCACGAGCCTGAAGCATTTCGAGTGTGATAGTCATGATAGGTCTACCTCTTCAGATGGTGCGGCAACTGCGCCGCCCTTGTACCTATTAGACAGACCCGATCGAGCAGAGTTCCGCATTATCTAAACTTTTTTTGATGGTGCTCCGTATCAATTGATACGCCGGGCAGACCTCGAAGGGCAAAACCGGCCAGACCTCGACCCCACTCCCCCCGTATACCCCGCTATACAGTTGGGACTCCGTAGTAACCACTAAACACTAAGCCCGACTCAAATCACCACACAGTTTCCAAAATCTCACAAAGCCGACCCCACCCCCTTGTATATAAGACCCCCCCGGTTGTATTTTAGGTTCCATCCTGTTTCATTTCGTATATATTGTAATTTATGCAGCTTTTGGTCCCCGAGATCGAAGAAAACGTCGCCCTGCCCGCCAACGCGGTAGAGGCATTGCCCGAACTGACTCCCGAGGCGGAGATCGAGATGAGGGCGAGGACAATTAAGCTCATATCCGATCTGACTGGGACCCCGCTTTGTCCGGACGAGAACGACATCGCCGTGGCAAAGGAGATTGCGACTCAGCACCTTGCCAATCCCAAGACCCGCATTGATTACAGCAAATACCCAAACGAAACGATGGCCTACCTTGCCGGTATGGTCGCGCAGAGCAACTGCGCTATCGTGGATGACCTGTCTGAATTGAAGCTGTATGTGGTGAACAAGTTGGTCTACGAGGTAGAACACGCCACAACGCCCAAAGAGCGTATCCAAGCCCTGTCAAAACTCGGTGAAGTGGACGGAGTTGATGCGTTTAAGAAGCGCAGCGAGACGACACATATTATTAAGCCCATCGAAGAGGTCGAGAAAGAGCTTCTCTCGGTGCTGGAAGGCATCGAATACAAGGTTATTGACGAGGGAAGCGGGGTAAGTAATGCCGTTAATGGCTAGACCCAGCACGGTAGAGGACCGCCGTGCCCTCTGTGACCCGTGTGAACACAACAAAATGGGAATTTGCCGTCGTTGCGGCTGCATCATTGCAGCTAAAACACGTTTTGCGAATCAAAAATGTCCGATTGGGCTGTGGCACCGTGAGTCTCAGGGCATCAAAGACCTCCTGAACGACTAAATTTCGTGCAGTTAACCCAAGAAAACATCAAAAAGCTGAAACTTGCCCTGCCTACGATGCCGGACAAGGAGAAACGGCGTGTCGCTGACCTATTAAAGCAGTATCAGAACCAGCTAACGCAGGCAAAAGGGAAGGATTCCTTCCTCGACTTCATCAATCACGTGTACCCCGGTTATAAGGTAGGCCCTCACCATAGGAAATTGGCGCGGATTTTTGAGGAAATCGCCAACGGTGTGAAGAAAAGGGTGATCGTGAACATCGCCCCGCGTCACGGCAAGTCGGAGATGATTTCGTACCTCGCCCCGGCGTGGTTCCTTGGGAAATATCCGCAGAAGAAAGTCATTATGGCGTCCCACACCGCAGATCTTGCGGTGAACTTTGGTCGTCGGGTGCGTAACTTGGTCGGATCGGAGAGCTACCGTGACATCTTTCCAAGCGTCGAGTTGCAGGCTGATAGTAAAAGTGCTTCTCGTTGGGGTACTAATTTTAACGGTGAGTATTTCGCTATTGGTGTGGGTGGCGCTCTTGCCGGTCGTGGCGCTGACCTCTTTATCATCGACGATCCTCACTCAGAACAGGAAGCTAAACAGGGTCGCGCGGATGTATTTGAACCGGCTTGGGAGTGGTTCCAGTCGGGTCCGGTCCAACGACTAATGCCGGGTGGCGCGATCATCGTGGTGATGACGCGTTGGAGCAAGATGGACTTGACCGGGAAGATCGTGGACCACATGACCCGTGAAGACGGGGCAGATCAGTGGGAAGTGGTCGAGTTCCCAGCCATCCTGAACGACAAACCGCTATGGCCTGAGTTTTGGGGTATAGACGAGTTATTGGCTAAAAAGGCCAGTATGGATGTGCGGTATTGGCAAGCCCAGTACATGCAGGAGCCGACTTCGGAGGAAGGCGCTCTTATTAAAAGAGAGTGGTGGCAGGTGTGGGACCGCGAGAATCCCCCGTCATGCGAGCACATTATTATGACGCTCGACGCTGCCCAAGAGAAAACCAACCGGTCGGACTACAACGCCCTGCTCACGTGGGGGGTCTTTAAGAATGAAGAGACTCAGAACTACAACATTATCCTGTTGAACGCGATCAAAGAGCGGCTTGAGTTCCCGGAGTTAAAGGCGCTTGTCCTAGAACAATATAAGGAGTGGAACCCGGATACGTTCGTCGTTGAGAAGAAATCCAACGGCGCAGCCCTGTATCAGGAGATGCGGCGTATGGGCGTGCCGATAGCTGAATTCACCCCCGGCAAGGGACAGGATAAAATCTCAAGAGTTAATGCAGTCACTGATCTGTTTTCTTCCGGTATAGTTTGGGTACCCGACCGCCGATGGGCGTGGGAAGTGGTTGAAGAATGTAATGATTTTCCAAGTGGTACCCACGACGACTTAGTGGACGCCACGACTTTAGCCTTGCTCCGGTTCAGGCAGGGCGGCTTTATTCAGCTTCCGTCTGACGAACCGGAACCAACCCGGTGGTTCAAGAGCCACCGTCGTGAAGGATTTTATTAGGAGAACTTAGATGGCCGTCGATAAAAGTTTGATGGAGGCTCCCCAAGGTATCGCGGCTATGGCTGCGGAGATGGAGCCGATTGAGATCGAGATCGTGGACCCGGAAGAGGTCAAGATCGGTGTCGATGGGATGATGATTGAGTTCGGGAAGTCTGAGCCACGCGCTGAGGACTTTGATGCAAACCTCGCCGAGTACATGAGTGAGAGCGATCTTCAGGGCCTTGCTTCTGAATTGATCGGACAGTACGAGGGCGACCTTGCGAGCCGTAAAGATTGGCTTGATACCTACGTCAAAGGTTTGAAGATTCTTGGCATTCGGTACGAAGACCGTACTGAGCCGTGGCCGGGTGCGTGCGGTGTATTCCACCCGCTTCTGATGGAGTCGGCTGTTAAGTTTCAGTCCGAGACGATTATGGAGACTTTCCCCGCGATGGGGCCGGTCAAGACCAAGATCGTCGGCAAGGAGACGGCAGAGAAGAAAGATGCCGCCATTCGCGTTGCGGATGATATGAACTACCAACTCACTGAGGTGATGAAGGAGTACCGCCCGGAACACGAACGGATGCTGCTGTCGATGGCCTTGGCGGGTAATGCGTTCAAGAAGATTTACTTTGATCCGAGCCTCAACCGTCAGACCGCTGTCTATATCCCGGCTGAAGATATGGTGGTGCCGTACGGTGCTGCTAACTTAGAGACGGCCGAGCGTGTTACGCACCGGATGCGTAAAACGAAGAATGAGTTGAAGAAGCTTCAGTACGCAGGGTTCTATCGAGACATTGATCTTGGTGAGCCGATGCGAGTGATGGACGAGGTTGAGAAGCAGAAGGCAGAAGATCAAGGCTTCTCGGCGTCGATGGATGATCGGTTCCAGTTGCTTGAGATGCATGTGAACCTCGACCTGCCGGACTATCCGGATGTGGATGAGGAGAACCACGAGACCGGTATTGCACTGCCTTACGTGGTGACGATTGAGAAGGGAACCGGGACTGTCTTAGCGATTCGACGTAATTGGAAAGAAGACGATGAACTCAAAGCCAAGCGACAGCACTTTGTTCATTATGGTTACATCCCCGGCTTCGGGTTTTACTACTTTGGTCTCATCCACCTTATCGGTGGACACTCTAAGGCAGCTACATCGCTTCTTAGGCAGCTTGTCGATGCTGGAACACTCAGCAACTTACCGGGTGGTCTCAAGTCGCGCGGGCTTAGAATTAAGGGAGACGATACGCCTATTGCTCCGGGAGAATGGCGAGACGTAGATATCCCGAGTGGCGCTGTGCGGGACAACATCCTGCCGTTGCCGTACAAAGAACCTTCGCAGACTCTCTCGCTCTTGCTCGACAAGATCATTGAAGAAGGTCGCCGCTTCGCTGCGGTATCGGATCTTAAGATCAGTGATATGTCCTCGCAGGCTCCGGTCGGTACGACGCTTGCGATTTTGGAGCGTGTTCTAAAGGTGATGTCGGCTGTTCAGGCCCGCATTTACTACGCGATGAAGCAGGAGTTCAAACTCCTCGCCGCGATCATCCGAGACTACACACCGGAAGAGTATTCATATGAACCGGAAGTCGGTGATCGTAGAGCGAAGAAGGCTGACTATGACGATGTAGATGTCATCCCGGTATCCGATCCGAACGCGGCAACGATGTCGCAGAAGGTCGTGCAGTATCAGGCTGTCATGCAGTTGGCCCAAGCCGCTCCACAGTTATACAACCTCCCGTACCTGCATCGTCAAATGATTGAGGTGCTCGGAGTTAGAAACGCAGACAAGCTTGTGCCGATGCCGGACGATCAGAAACCACGTGATCCGGTCACGGAGAATATGGATGCAATGACGGGCAAGCCGCTCAAGGCGTTCATTTACCAAGATCACGAAGCACACATCGCTGTGCATATGGCACTTGGTCAAGATCCAAAGATAGCTGCAATGATTGGGCAGAACCCGATGGCGCAGCAGATCACGCAGTCTCTTCAAGCTCACATTATGGAGCACGTGGCGTTCCAGTATCGCCGCGAGATCGAGAAGCAGTTGGGGGTCAGTCTCCCACCGCTTCCGCAAGACGACAACGAAGAGTACGACATGCCTCCGGAGTTGGAGGTGCAGTTGGCACAGATCAGTGCTGCCGCCGCTGCGAGACTTTTGCAGAAGGATCAGGCCGAGATGCAAGCTCAGCAGATTGCTCAGCAGCAACAAGATCCGCTCGTGCAGATGCAGATGATGGACCTCCAAATCAAGCAGATGGAGGCCGAGACAAAGAAGATGAAGGCGCAGATGGAGATGCAGTTAAAGCAGGAAGAACTGCGTCTCAAAGAGCAACAAAACATCATCACTGCGGCAGCCAAAGAAGACGAGCTTCGCTTACGCGAGGCAGAAATCTCTGGTCGGCAGCAGCTTGATGCAGCCCGTCTTGGCTCAGACATTGAGAAGCACAAGGCGCAAGAATCCAACAAGCAGCAGCTTGAAGGAACGAAACTCGGCGTTGAGATTGCGAAGGCGAAAGACCAAGCCGCGCAGCGCAGCGTCAATCCGATGGCTACTAGCCCTCGGTCGAGAAAAGGTCCCAGTCCGGGAGGTTAACGAGGATAGGTAAATGGCATACGGCAACGCTCTTGAATACTTGGAGTCAAAACTCCAAGAGGAGCGCACTTTGATTGTTGAAGCCCTCATCCAAGGCAAATTGGACGAAGGTGAATACAAACGACTTTGCGGGGCACTTCAGGGTCTCGACCTCGCAAAGAACCACATTCGGGACCTTGCAAAACGCTTGGAGCGCGACGATGAGTAATATTGATATTGATGTAAGGAGGGTGATTTTGTGTTGACCCGTCCCTATGCCGGTACCCGGTTGGTCATCCACGGACGAGAGTTCCGCATCATTAACGACGACACGGTGGAGGCAGTTGTAGATGACCCCCGTGGCATTCGTCGCGTGTGAGGTAAAACATAATGTCTAATGAACAGACCGAATTTAAGTTCCCCGACGAACTTGAAGCCGAAGCAAAAACTGAGCAAAATCAGGAAGTTAGCGACGAACTTCAAGTAGAAATCGAGGATGACACCCCACCCGAAGACCGAAACCGTAAGCCGCTACC